GAACGGTGCTGACTACGCAGAATACATGACCAAGGCAGGTAATTTCGTTATCGCCAAGGGTGATGTGTGCGGTATCGACAGCGAAGGTAAAGTAACAAACGTATTTGCTGATGCTATTTCGTTTGTTGTTAAATCGACAGACCCCGGCTTGGTTGGTGGAGACACATGGTTTACCGAAAAGCAGCCCGTCGATGAAGAAATGAAAGACATCGTCGAAGGCCCTGAGTACGACGCATGGAAAGAGCGGCTTGAAGCAGCTCGTGCTTTGGTTGACCGTATTGCTTTCTGTGGACAAGTGCCAGTCAATGTCACAGGTGCAACGCCCGGTCAATACATCGTACCCGTGGACGACAACGGCGCAATCAAGGGCGTAGCCGTAAGCAATCCAACGTTTGAACAGTATCAACAAGCTGTGGGCAAAGTCATTGCAATTGAGCAAGACGGTCGCGCACGCATCATCGTAAAGGTAGCCTAAACCATGACCGTCACCATCAACGGCACCACAGGTTACACCGGCCCCATCGGGGCTATTGGTGATTTATCGACCACAGGAAACACAACGCTGGGCGACGCGTCAGGCGATACGCTGACCATCAACGGCAGCACAACAACATTCACCCAAGGCACAGCCAACGGGGTTGCTTATTTGAACGGCAGCAAGGTGCTGACCACAGGTTCGGCCTTAACCTTTGACGGCACTACTTTTGCCACGACTGCTGTTGCATCCTTCGCGGCGGGTTCTGCTTCAGCGCCAGCGCTTACAAGAACAGGGGACACCAACACAGGTATCTTCTTCCCTGCTGCTGACACTATTGCCTTTGCTGAAGGCGGTGTTGAGGCTGCAAGGTTTGATAGCGCGGGTAATTTGGGTATTGGTACTACCTCCCCCGCTGCGCGTCTAAATGTTGTTGACACGCAATACGCCCTTAACGCTGGTGGTGCGGCTGCATTCATCCGTCAATCAAGTGCGGCAGGTAATAACGGTATTGTTGTTGACGTTACGAGCACCCCCGGCGCTTATATCCAAGATTGGCGTATTGCAAACAGCAGTGTTGTTCGTATTGATGCTAGTGGGAATTTGTTACAAGGGACTACTGGTGTTACAGGCGGTTTGAACGGCAAAGTATTTAACTTGTTTGATACTGGAACTGTTCGCAGCATTGTTCAATCAACAGGCACATACGCTGTTTACAACATTGGTTCTGGTGGCACAAGCACAACGCCTACAACCGCAGGATATTTATTAACTGACAGTAGCGCCAACACGCTTACTTTGGCATCTAGCACAAGCACTCCTTTGGTGTTTGGAACAGGCGGTTCAGAACGTGCCCGTATTACCTCTGGTGGAGCGTTCGTTGTTGGCGGGACTTCAGTTGTCAACTCCGCCGTGATTACCGCCACAAAGTCTGGCTCGTCTATGGGCATATCCTCGTATTCGGGGTCCAACAACAATACGATTAACACTGTTGCCACTAGTTCTGGATCAGGCGGTGGGCTTGTTGTTGTAAGTGGTGTGAGCTTTGGGTCTGGGCAATCATTTTCTCGACTTTATCTTGCAGGCGTCAAAGTTCCGGGCGGCGCTACATCGGTTTTTTCATCAGCCATAGCATCGGTGGGTGAGGCGGGAGTTTCGTTTTCATTTACAGAATCTGGCGGGTTTGTTACCTGCACCGCCTCGGGCCTGCCCACCGGAGCATGGACCGTAATGTTCCTCAATTGTTAAACCAAAACCCATAAAGGAAACAAAATGTCAGCAACAATCACTTGGGTCATCGAATGGATGAACGCATACCCCCAGTACGACGGTCAGACCGACGTTGTTATTTCAGCCGGTTGGCGATGCAACGGCGAGCAAGTTGAGGGCGACAACACCTACAACGGTAGCGTGTATAGCTCTGCTTCATTTACACTTGACCCCGAACAGCCGTTTACCCCTTACGCAGACTTGACACAAGAGCAGGTTCTGGGATGGGTGTGGGCGTCAGGTGTAGACCAAGCTGCTACTGAGGCCGCTGTTCAGCAGCAAATCGACAATCAAATCAATCCGCCCATCGTGCAGCCACCGCTGCCTTGGGTGACACCACAGGAGTAAACATGAAAGAAATCACACTGCCTATCGACTTGGCCAACGCTGTCTTGGGCTACCTCGGCAAACAGCCATACGATCAAGTGTTCCAACTGATTCAGGGTATGCAGCAGGCTGCGCAACAACAGCAACAAGCACAGCCCACAGACGTTATCACTGAGTAATGTTTGGCATATCAGCTTACGCCCAGTCCCCCTACGCTAGTCTAGGGGGATCGTCTTTTGTATCGGCTATTGCCGAGGGCGTAACTGCGTCTGATGTCGCCTCTGCGCAGGCGGCGTTTCTTTCCTCCATCGCTGAAATAGCCACCGGCAACGATCTGGTCTACCCCAACGTAGCCTTCGTCAGCCAAATCTTTGAGAGCATTACTGGTGCAGACAGCGTTTCAACGCTGACCAACTTCTCAACAGCCATCAGCGAATTAGCCACCGGTGCCGACACGGTTGCCACGGCGCAAACATTCGCTACCCAGATTTCTGAAACAGCTCAAGTCTACGAAGCGGCATACGCTGGCGTGGCGTTTATTGGCCAAATTTCCGAGCTGGCTACAGGCACAGACCTGTACACCCCCGCAGGCGCATACTTTGTCACAGTGCCCGAGACATCCACAGCCGCAGACTTCGTGTACCCTACTGTTAACTTTGTGGGGCAGATCGCCGAGTCCATCACAGGCACAGACACCACGGCCACATCCGCCAACTTTGCCGTCTCAGTTTCTGAGGTTGCCGCAGCCCTTGATACGCTCGTTGCGCAAGCTGCTTTTCTTGCCTCGGTATCTGAATCAGGCGTTGGTGCAGACACCATCCTTGGCGCGTTCCTGTGGAACATTATCAATGACAGCCAGACTGCAAACTGGCAAAATATCAATGACGCCCAGACCCCCGGCTGGCAGACCATCAACGACGCCCAGAGCACGAACTGGAACGTCATCAAGACTCAAACTTAAGGACGCAAAATGCCTAGTTCCTACAACAACGCCCTACGCTTAGAGATGATCGGCACCGGTGAACAAGCCGGTATTTGGGGCGAGACGACCAACAACAACCTTGGTACTCTGCTCGTAGACGCAGTAGCGGGCTACACCTCAGTTTCAATCACAAGCTCAAGCCAAGCGCTGACGGCTATTGATGGTTTGGAAGATCAGTCACGCAACGCCATGATTGCGTTAACCACGGTGACTTCTGCCAACTTCTCGGTGTTCATCCCCGCGTCGTCTAAGTCGTACATCTTTTACAACGCCACTTCTTATGTGGCGACAATTTACAACTCGACCGTTACTGGAAACACAACTGCTGCGGGTACCGGCGTAGCCATCCCTGCGGGCAAAGTCATGGCAGTGTGGAGCGAAGGCACAAACGTCGCCCAGCAAAACACACATCTAAATTCGCCATCGTTCACAACTCCTGCGCTGGGTACTCCCGCTTCCGGCACTTTGACCAATGCTACCGGCTTGCCAATTTCCACGGGTGTGTCTGGTTTGGGCGCTAACGTGGCTACATTCTTGGCTACACCATCAAGCGCTAACTTGGCCGCCGCGCTGACCGACGAAACCGGCACGGGCGCAAACGTGTTTGCCAACAGCCCCACATTGGTGACTCCCGCTTTGGGCACGCCCTCTTCGGTCACATTAACAAACGCTACTGGCTTGCCTATTGACGGCGGCACTACTGGAACTTTGCCTGTTCTTCGCGGTGGCACGGGCGTAACGACTTCTACTGGTTCAGGCAGCAATGTGCTGTCTAATAGCCCTACCTTGGTTACACCTGCTTTGGGCACACCGTCGTCGGGCAACTTGGCCAACTGCACATTCCCGACCTTGAACCAGAACACAAGCGGTAACGCTGCTACAGCCACTGCGCCACAGTCCGGCGGTTCGTTCATTACAACGAGTAACATTGGCAGTCAATCGGTTAACTACGCAAACTATTCGGGCTATACAACAGGCAATGCTGCCACCGCCACCAACGTGGCGTGGAGTGGTGTAACAAGCAAACCAACGCTTTTGTACCGCAACTATTCTGGTTCGGTGACTGGTTCAATCAACAGCTCTTCTGCCGCAGCAACCGATACCATCGTCATTACAACAGGCGGCACTCTGGGCGTTCCAGAGGTTGCTTTTGACTACTGGGTTTGGTGGGGTTCATCATCGGTGCCCGGTGAGTTCTACATTACTTCTTGCCGAAGAAGAATCACCGCCATTTCTGGCGGTACAAACCAAACCGTCGTGGATGTCTACCATATTGCAAACGGTGGCCCGCACGCACTCACAGCCTATATTTGGCAAGGAGGTTAAACATGAACGTAGCTAAAGTAATCAACGGTATTGTGTGGGACCACGGTGTTGGTACAGAAGCCGACATTGTTTACGCCGACCATGATGGCGTGTCGATTGTGCCAATGCCTGATTGGGCGTTGCAACTGCGCACGAGAAACCTTGAGGCCGGTGAAGCCCGTCAAATCCTGAAATGGAACTACGAAACCCGTCAGTTCCAAATGCTTGATCTGGGTTCGTTCGTCGCATGAAGCCGCAAGCTACCCTGCAAGGGCCGGAGGTTCAAATCTCCTGCTTGTCAAACGTTTATGTGCGCCGCATGTTCTTCCCACAGGCGGGTATCGTCGAGGTTGGCCACCGCCACCCTTACTCCCACGCTAGCCTCTTGGCCACAGGTTCGATCACAGTTCAGCTGTACGACGACAACACAAAAGAGCTGTTGGAGCCAGTGACATACAAAGCGCCAGCCATGGTGATGATCGAGAAGGATGTTGCGCACCAGATCACTTCGTTGGAAGACGGCACGGTTGTTTGTTGTATTCACGCACTGCGTGATGAGACCGAGACCATCATCGACCCCGAGATGATCCCTGTGCCGCTGCCTTTGCGAAACACGATTGAGACGGTGTATGCCCAGACAGGAAAGAACCTGATGCCACCTGCTGCACCATTCGACGACTTGACACCAAATCGTGTGCCAAGGATGTTTGACGCTCGACAAGCCTTTTAAGATGTGGACCCTTTCAGCCTTCTCATGGCGGCTCAGGCGACCGTTGCGGCGATACGCAGCGGGTGTGAGATGTTGTCTCAAGGTAAGGCTGAAATTACAAAGACGAAAGCGGCAATTGAAAAGGCTGTCGGGGACGGGAAAGCTATATATGCCGAAATCGTCGGTCTTTGGAGCTGGATTTCCAGCTTATTCGGTGGTTCAAAGAAAAGCAACGCGCCTGCGTCTACGGTCCAAACAAGTATTGCGAAACCTTCCAGCCGAGCCGTTAACTACAAACCAAAGCCTGTTGAGCAACTGAGTTACGAGGAATACCAAACCCAAGCCATCCACCAGATTTGCGAACAGCTCAAGACCTTCTTCGAGATACGCAGGCAGTTGCAAGAATACTGTCACGAGCTTGAAGAAGAATCGAAAACCACAACCGACATTGAAGGTGCCGCGCTAGACAGGATACAGATCGAAATGCAGCTTGAACAGATGACAGTTCAGATTCGAGAGACCATGATTTACACGCCCAAGGACATTGGGTTGCAGTCGATCTACACACGGTTCTTGAAGATGTACGACCAGATTCTGGAAGAGCGCGAGTTTGACAGAGCATTGAAGCGCAAACAGGAAATCGACGCAAGATGGCAACGCGAGTACCGCAACAATCTTCTCAAGGCAAAGCTGGGGTACGCAGTGGTAATGGCAATGGCCGTGCTGTGGATGACGGGACTGTTTTCTCTTCTATGAAGGAGTTCTACTGGTGGGTTGCAATTGTTACGTTGCTGATCTTTTTGAACTTTGCCACATGGATGGGGCTTGTGTACATGGACAAGAAGCTAAAGCACACAGAGGCAATCTGCCTCCGGGCGGAAGAAAAAGAAAAGAAGCAAAAACTTTTTAAGGACGAATAAATGTTACCAATCGTTGCAGGCATCGTAGCCAACCTCATCAACAACGGGATGCACAAGGTCGCCGACCAAGTCATCGAAAAAGGCGTGGACGCCGTGCAGGAGAAGCTGGGCATCGAGCTCAAGCCAGAAGGTGAAGCCACACCCGAGTACAACGCCAAGCTGCAAGAGGAAGCCAACCGCCACGCGGAGTTCATGGCTGAGCTGGATGAGAAGTCTGCGCAGCGTGCCACTGATATGCAGATGGCAGCAATGATGTCGTCCGACCAATTTGTGCGTCGCTTCCTGTACTACTACGCTTGGTTCTGGGGCATCTTTGCCTGTTCGTACTTCTTTGCCGTGTCATTCCTAGAGGTGCAGAACCGCAACCGTGACTTCGTCAACATCATCTTGGGCTTCTTGATTGGTACGACTATCCCAGCGATCATCGCGTTCTTCTACGGTCAGGCTAACAAAGCGCGTGAAGACACCATGAAGCAGATGAAAGAATTGAAAGGTGACAAATGACACCTGAACTCGCCGACTTGCAAGCAGCCAAGATTAAAGACCCAGCCAAGTGGCTGGAGGCAGTGCGCGTCACCTGCCGAGAGTTTGAGATCAACACACCCCAGCGCATCGCTGGGTTCTTGGCGCAGACTAGCCACGAGTCTGGCGGCTACACCATGCTGTCAGAAAATTTGAACTACCGCGCCGCTACGCTGGCTGCATGCTGGCCCAACCGCTTTGCGGTGCTCGGCCCCGACAAGAAACCCGTCAAGGATGAGAAGGGGAAACTGACTCCCACCGCTGTGGCTAACAGCATAGCCGGTAAGCCGGAGCTCATCGCGAATTTGGTTTACAGCGGTCGTATGGGCAACGGCCCCGCCGAATCTGGTGAAGGGTGGCTGTACCGCGGCAGAGGTCTGAAACAGTTGACGGGCAAATTTAATTATGAAAAATGCGGGCAAGCTTTGGGCATTGATCTTGTTGGTAATCCTGATTTGCTTCTTGAGCCTATGGCTGCTGCTCGCTCGGCTGGCTGGTTCTGGAAAGCAAACAACTTGTCTGCGTTCGCCGACGTCGGTGACATCAAAGGTATGACCAAAAAGATCAACGGCGGTTTGATTGGGTACGAGCAACGCCAAGCGTTGTACGATGCGTGCTATGGACAGTGCCGCGCCTAAGTAGGAAAATACAGCCATGCCGTTACAAAAACTTCAATTCCGCCCCGGTGTCAACCGCGAAGGTACAACTCTAGCCAACGAGGGGGGCTGGTTCGAGTGCGACAAGATTCGCTTTCGTTCGGGCTTTCCCGAGAAGTTAGGCGGCTGGATTCTTGATACTGGCACATATTACCCAACTGCCCCTATAGGCACACTCGTGGCAAGCGGCACAGAAATATCGGCGACTCCCCCAGCTGGCGCATATTGGGGCGTGTGTCGTTCGATGTGGAATTGGTATTCGTTGGCTGGCAACAACTATTTGGGCATGGGCACGAACTTGAAGTTCTACATCCAAAACGGCCCTAACGGTTATTTTTATGATGTCACACCTATTCGGGATACAAACACAACTTCGGCTGGCACTGCGTTTACAACGGTCAATACTTCCACCACCGTGACTGTCAACGACCCCGGGCACGGTGCGCAGACTGGTGACTTTGTGATGATCTCTGGTGTGGGCGGCGCTGTTAACGGCATTCCCGCTTCCGCGCTCAATCGCGAATTCCAGATAACATACCTGAACGGTAACCAATACAACATCACCGTTAGCGCCCCCGCTACATCGACTGCCACTGCGGGCACTGCCACTTTGACCTATCAAATTACATCAGGTTCGGCTACATATACTGTGGCTACTGGTTGGGGCGCTGGTACTTGGGGCGGCACTACAGCGGGTTCTATCACAACCACTTTGAATGGTTCGATCAACTCTAGCGCCACCTCTATCACATTGACATCCGCAGCATCCTTTACTGCGTCTGGCACGATTGTTATTGATACCGAGTCCATCACATATTCCGGCAAATCAACAAACACACTGACTGGCTGCGTGCGCGGTGCAAACGGTACGACTGCCGCAGCTCACACTTCCGGCGCTACCGTCACTCAAGTCGCTTCTTCTTGGACCGGCTGGGGTCAGGCTGCTGCGACGGGCGTGGGTATTCAACTACGTATTTGGAGCCAATCAAACTACGGTGAGGACTTGATCTTCAACCCCCGTGGCGGCGCGCTGTATTACTGGTCGGTGAACGCTAACCCCAACGTATTTGATCGTGGTGTGGTTATGCAAGCGGGCACAACTGTTAATGGCGCACTCATGGATAGCACATCGCCATCAGTTGCTAACTTAGTCATGGTGTCTGACTCATCGCGTTTTGTGATTTGTTTTGGTACCAATGACCCATCGGGCGTTTTGTTTTCAGCAACCCAAGACCCACTGCTTATTCGTTGGTCGCAACAAGAAGAGTTCTACACATGGACACCTTCAGCAACGAACCAAGCAGGTGATTACCGACTGAGCCGTGGTTCCGAGATTGTTGCCGCACAGCAAACCCGTCAGGAAATCTTGGTGTGGACTGATGCCGCTTTGTATTCTATGCAGTACCTCGGCCCCCCATACGTTTGGGGCTTCCAGATCATGGGCGACAACCTGTCTATTGCTGGGCCAAACGTGGTGTCTGTGGCGAACAACGTGACCTACTGGATGGGCACCGACAAGTTCTATATGTATTCAGGTCGTGTGGAAACACTGCCATGCACCTTGCGTCAGTATGTCTTCCAAGACATCAACATGCTTCAGTCGTATCAATTCTTCTCTAGCACCAACGAAGGCTACAACGAGATTTGGTGGTTCTACTGCTCGGCCAACAGCAACACAATCGACAAGTACGTGGTGTTCAACCACCTTGAACGCACTTGGTATTACGGCACGATGGCGCGCACTGCTTGGCTTGACAGCCCCCTGCGTACTGTCCCCATGGCTGCCGGTTACAACGGCCAATTGATTTACCACGAGACAGGCAACGACGATGGCACCACAACACCCGTTTCGCCGATTGAAGCGTATTGCCAATCTTCTGACTTTGATATTGGTGACGGACACAACTTCGGTATTGTGTGGCGCATTATTCCTGATGTGACCTTTGACGGGTCAGATACCGCAAGTCCGTCATTAGACTTCACTGTTCGTCCACGCCAAAACCCCGGCACAAACTACGGTAGTTCTGACAGCCCGACGATCACCAGCGGTAATAACTACTCAGGCCAACGCACATACAACGTGCAGCAGTTCACAGAGTACGCCTATGTGCGTATCCGTGGTCGTCAGATGGCATTCAAAATTAGTTCCAATGACCTTGGTGTTGCTTGGCAGCTCGGTACGCCGCGCCTTGATGTGCGCCCAGATGGACGACGCTAATGGCAACGAACCAACGCAATCAGCTACAAACAGTGGCCCCGCCGCGCTTACCTGCGGCACCGGTGGAGTACAGCCAACGATATGGCGATGACCTCACCAACGTGCTTCGTTTGTTCTTTAACCAGCTCAGTAACGGGTTGGCATCGGTGCTTGCGCCAGAAGGCGGTAAGTACATTAACAACGTGTACGCAGCCATCCAACGCACGACTGACAAGACCTTTACAGCAAACACGGCCACGCAGATTACGTTTGACCAGAATGATTACATCAACGGCGCTACCAACGACGGCACCGACGGCATAAGAGTAAATCAAGCGGGCATTTACAACTACCAATTTAGCGTGCAGTGGAAAAACACTGATTCTCAAGAACACGATGCTTGGATTTGGTTGCGTGTGAATAATGTCGATGCCACCGGCACTGCAAGCCAATTTTCCGTAATTGCAAGGCACGGTTCTGTTGATGGCGCCGTTATTGCTGCGGCCAACTTCTTTGTGGAGTTACAAGCTGGAGATACTGTCGAGATGTGGTCTGCGGTAAGCAATACTAACGTCAGAATGGACGCTGCCGCTGCACAGACTTCACCCTTCCCCATGCCTGCAATTCCGTCGGTCGTGGCCACCCTAACATTTGTGTCTTCTATCTTGACATGATAGACTCTGTAAACCCCCAATTCGCGAGGCTTTAATGGGCTTTTTATCTTCACTGCTCCCAACAATCGCTGGTGCTGGCCTTATGGCCGCGTCGGGCGGCACCATTAACCCAATGACCGCTGGTTTGATTGTGGGCGGTCTTCAAACTGCGCGTACTGGCGACCTTAATAAAGGTTTGATGGCCGGTCTGGGTGCTTATGGCGGTGCAGGTATTGGGCAAGGTTTGGCAGCTTCCGCAGCTACTACCGTTCCAGAAGGCGCGCAGATGGCCGCCGCTGCGGGTGACCCAACTGCTGGTATCAACGCAATGGGTGGGATGGACAAAATGACAGCCGGAGCTCAGGGGTTGGGTTCACAAGCTGGACGTGATGCCTTCATGGCTAGAGTTGGTGGTGGTTCTGGTTTACTCAAAACTGGACTTGCAGCTACGGCACCAATGATGATGCCTACAACTGAACAACCTCAAATGCCTGTCGGTGACAGCACAATGCCCCAGCGTTTGAAATACAACCAAGGCACCGCAACACCTTTACCCGCGCCAGATGTTCCCGGTTATGACAATTTGGGTCAAGACTTTGGCCGCCAACAACGCTACTTCCCCGGTGCCGGGTATCAACAAATTACCCCCGAAGAAGCTAAGTCGATCCGTGGCTATGCCGCAGGTGGCTATATGAGCGGCGGCCCAGTTGAAGCCATGTCTCAAGCTAACGCCGTGGGTCAGAACACCGGATACCCACAAGCCGACATTACTGGCCATGCCTATGCAACACCATGGCAAACACCCGTGAGTCAAAACGTAGTGTCAGGCACTGCCGATACCGGCGTGAACCGCATGACTGGCCAGATGCTGGCCGAAGGAGGCGCAGTTGAGCCGACCCCCGACTTCCAAGAACCGTACACCGCTATGGCGCGAGGTGGACTCTCTGACTTGGGTTCTTATTCTGATGGTGGCCGACTGCTTCGTGGGCCCGGTGATGGTGTATCTGACTCTATCCCTGCTGTGATCGGCAAAAAGAAACCTGCGCGTTTAGCTGACGGGGAGTTTGTGGTACCTGCACGTATCGTTTCTGAACTCGGTAATGGGTCTACTGAAGCAGGTGCACGTAAGTTGTACGCCATGCTTGACCGTGTGCAGTCTGCACGCAAGAAGTCAATCGGTAAAGGCAAAGTGGCTAAAGACAGCCGCGCCGACAAACTCTTGCCAGCGTAAAGATGCCTCTGTACCACATCCAGCCCCGAGAGCTCCCACAGGTGTGGCCCGGCGTCGCACCCATGCTCCAGAAAGCGATTGATATTGACCCCTCAGCCGTGACCATCGAGCAGGTTGAGTATGCGGTGAGAACAGGCCAATCACACCTCTTGGTGTGGGACGAACCCGGTGCAGGTGTGACCGGTGCAGTGACAGTTGAGTTTATTGACTACCCCCGTGCGCGTGTAGCGCATGTGAATTTGATGGGTGGTAAAGGCATCGTGAGGGACCACGTGTTTGCCGAGGCTATGAATTGGATGCGCGCGCACGGGGCCACGAAAGCTCAGTGCTGGTGTAAAGATAACTTGGTGCCCATGTACGAGAAGATGGGCATGACAAACACCCATAAGGTGATGAGGATCGAGCTATGAATATTTTGGATTTAAAGCGTAAGTTGTTGCCCTTGAGCAACTACATGGCTGACGGCGGTGGTAGCTCCAGCAGTGGCGGCGGTACGCAAATTCAAGAGCTCCCAGAGTGGGCGCGTCCTTACGCCAAATCAACCTTAGAGAAAGGCGCGGCTCTTTCTGAAAGAGGGTACCAAGCCTACGATCAACCTCGTATCGCTGGGTTTAGCCCAATGCAGTTGCAAGCGCAACAAGCCGCTGCGGGCATGGCCCCATCGGCTGCCACCGGTGCAGGTATCGACGTAGCCGCAGAAGCCGCAATGCGTGGGCTCGGCACTAACTACCAAGCTGGTCAATTTCAAAACCAATTCCAAGCCCCTGACCAGTACCAAGCAGGTCGCTTTGGTGCGCGTTCTATCCGTGCTCCTCAGTTGCAGCAGTTTCAGATGGGCCCCGCCGAGCGCGTTAGCACAGAGAGTTTTGTGCAGCCGGGTACAGCCGAAGGTTACATGTCACCCTACATGCAGAATGTGGTGGACATTCAACAGCGTGAGGCTCGTCGCGCATCTGATATTGCTCGTCAAGGTCAACAAGCCCAAGCCGTCGGCGCAGGTGCGTTCGGTGGTTCTCGTCAAGGTTTGATTGAAGCTGAGCGTCAGCGTAACTTGGCTACACAACTTGGTGACATTCAAGCTACTGGTCAGCAAGCCGCGTTCAACGCCGCACAACAACAATTCAATGCCGAGCAAGCTCGCAACCTCGCTGCACAACAAGCCAATCAAGGCGCCGGACTTACCGTGGGCCAACAAAACTTGGCTGCGTTGCTGGGTGTTCAGAACCTCGGTGCACAACAAGGCTTGCAAGCACAACAGCTCAACCAAGCAGCACAACTGCAAGCTCAACAACTGGGTGAACAGTCACGTCAATTCGGCTACGGCAAAGGGTTGGAGGCTGCTGGCCTCGGTGCTCAATATGGCCAAGCTGCACAGCAGCTCGGTGAGCAGTCACGCCAATACGGTGCAGGTCTCGGATTGCAAGGTCTTCAGGCTGCTCTGCAAGGTGCAGGGCAACTTGGTTCTCTGGGCGGTCAGCAGTTCCAGCAAGGCATGGACATCAACAAGTTGCAATCGGCTTACGGTGGTCAGCAGCAGGCACTGCGTCAGCAAGGTCTGTCTCAGGCTTACGAAGACTTCCAGAACGAGCAGAACTACCCATACAAGCAGTTGGGCTTCATGTCCGACTTGATTCGTGGCCTGCCTCTGGGTCAGCAAACAACTCGTTCCATGTACGAGCCAACCCCCGGTATGGCGCAACAGATCGGCTCTATCGGTTTGGGTGCTTACGGTCTGAGCAAGTTCATGGCCGAGGGTGGCATGGCCTACGCCGACGGCGGTTCTGTGGACTCTCCCGACAACGTGGGGCGCATCGTAAGCAAACTGTCAGATCAGCAGCTCCAACAAGCAGCGCAGGCTGCACAAGCCCGTGGTGATATGGACCAACTTGAAGCCATCCAAAGCGAGATGGGTATGCGCGCTTCTGAGCGCCGCGGTTTGGCTTCCGGTATCACACCGCAAGTTGCCGACCGTATGGCCGGTGGTGGCGTGGTTGCGTTCGCCAAAGGCGGTGTAAATGATTACATGGATACGCTGAGCGAGCTAGGCAAGAAGGACATTTCTCAGACGCCCGAGCAAATTGAAGCTGGGATCAGTGCAGCGATGCCCGCTATTGAAGCGAGATACGGAAAAAGTGCGTTGACTCCCTACATGGAGGACGTCAAAAAAGAACGCGCTGGTTTGAGCAAAATGTCTGATGAAGGCGTCGGCCTTGGCGCACTTGCTGCGTCTCAAGCTTTGCTGCGTCCCGGTAGTACTTCTCGTGCTATTGCTGGCGCCATGGGTGCGTTCGGCCAAGAAGTTGTGAAGATGAAGAAGGAACAGCGCGAAGCCGACCGCCTCTTGCGTCAGTCCGAAATCACTTTGGCTACCGCAGAACAAGCGCGTGCAGACGGTCTCAAAGGCAAAGCCGAGTCCCTGTACGACAAGTCAAGAGCGCAGGAGAAAGAAGCCCTCGACCGTCGAATTGGCATCGCCGAGAAGCAAGCTACCATCCAAGCAGGTATCGAGAACTCCAAGCGTCAGGCAGCGGCTTCTATGGCCAGCGTTACAAAACCCACCGACTTGGACAAGCAGGCCCAAGCTCTGTACGAAGCAAAAGTGGCGAAAGACCCATCTATCGCTACCGACCCCGTCAAGAGAGCGGAAACCATGGCTACGGCTCGTGCTACTGCCGCCGACCAGCTCGGTCGTTACCCCGGTTCTGTTCGTGCTGAAGATGCTGCCGCTCTTGCCGGAGTTAAGGCTGAGAGTGCGGAATTGAAAGAAGCTTTGAGCGTTAACCGTCCATACCTCAAGGCAATGCAAAACAACGACTTTGAAACCGCTGCACGCATCCGTGAGCAAGTGGCTGCCGTTGTTGCAAGCAAGAAAGCGCAGGGTGGCGGTAAACCTACTGAAACCCCTACCCAACAAACACCTGCTGCGCCTACAATTAAACCCGGGCAAATCATGCAAGGCTATCGCTTCAAAGGCGGCAACCCCGCAGATCAAGCGAACTGGGAAAAGGTGTAACAGATGGCGACAGGACCTTGGGATTCATTCAAAACACAACAGGCTGAAACGAGTGAACCCCAAGAACAGGGTCCTTGGGCACAATTTGCGGAACAAAAACCCGTAGAGTCTGGCCCTTGGGCACAGTTCGCTAAGCCTGAAGAAAAGCCGGAAGATCAGTCGTTCTTGCGGCAAGTTGCCGACGTCCCCTTGAAAGCCGTATCCGGTGTGGCCACCGGTGTGCGCATGATCGCTGACGCCTTCGGCGCGGGTAGTGACGTGTCCAACTCCATCAAGGGGGTCGAGGACTACATCGGGGCTTTGTATAGCGCCCAGTCCAAGAAGGACTCCCAAGAGATCGCCCGCATCATGAAGGAAGCGGAGGATAAGGGTGTTGCCGACCAAGTCACGGCAGCCGTGAAAGCGTTCTCTGTTGCTCCTATCGACACAGTCGTAAACGCGCTGGGTACTTCAGCTCCTGCAATCGTTGCCGGGCTTGGTGCTTCCGTGCTCGGTGCTGGCGCACTCGCTGCTACCGCAGTTGGCGCAGGTGTTGGTGCCACCATGGGTGCAGGTACCGTCAAGGGTTCTATCTATGACGCCGTCAAGGATGCGCTTGGTAAGACAGACATGTCGCCAGAACAGATCGAAGCCCGCGCACAGGTGGCGCAGGAGTACGGCGGCAAGAACTTAGACATGATTCTGGGCGGTGCCGCCCTCGGCACAATCGGCGCGACTACAGGTTTCGAGCCTGCCGCTGCACGTCAGTTGGCCAAGAGCATTGTTACGAAAGCAGCTACCAAAGAAGCCGCTGAGCAAGCCGCGCAGGAGACCGCAAAGATCGCTGGTCGTGGGGCTATCAAGCAAGCTGGTATTACCGGTGCTAAGGAATTCGCAGGTGAAGCGGCGGAAGGTGGCCAAGAACAACTCGCACAGAACATAGCTCTCCAGCGTGAAGGCTTTGATGTACCCACCATGCGCGGCGTGGTTGGGCAGGCTACTTTGGAGGGTTTGGCTGGCGCTGGTTTGGGTGCTACTGCCGGTGCGCGTGAAGCGTTACAGGCCAAAGAAGAGCTGCGTAGAAAAGAAGCTGGCGAAACTATCGGTAAGTTCCAAGAGGCGGCTGGAGTTACCGGCGCACCCGAAGAGCGCGTGCAGGACATTGCGCTTGAGCTACAAGAAAAGAACGGTTTGATGGAAGAAGAGGCGGTTGGTCTGGCCAAACAGATCGTCGCCGACGAAGCCAAGCAGGAGCAGGCTGCCCCAACACCCGAAGGGTTGGAAGACGTTCAAGCCGATCCCGAACGAATCATGGACCTCAAGGAGCAGTACCAAGCTGTTGGTATGTCCGAGGCCGAAGCACTTGATGAAGCAACAGCAGTAGCAACGAAAGAGGCACAAGACGATGCGCTTGCCGAGAGAGAAGCAACAGGAGCAGCAGATGTTGGAGAACCTATCACCGAAGCAGGTGGAGTCAGCCCTGAGTTGGTTGGACAGCCCGATCAAATCGCCCCCACCGCAGGAGTTGGAGAACCTACAACCGATGGAATGGTTCCTACTGGAGAGAATGTTGCACCTATTGTTGCAGGAGAAGCAGTCGAGCCCGCTGCACTGACACCGTATGAAGAAGCGGAGCAACAACGCCAACAAGCATACGATGAGCTTCAGCAGGCTCAGCAAACTTTAGAAGCTGCTGGGTATAACGCTACACCTGAGCAGAGCGCGCAGTTGGCTGCGGCGGAAGCAAATTACAGCCAAGCAAACGAAGCGGCCAAAGTTGCGTTCGAACAAACTCAAGAACTCGCTGACCAACCTACCGAGGTGATCGCCGAGGAAGAGCCCAAAGGCAAACGTGGCCGCAAAGCACTGCCGCCCGAAGAACGTGCTGCTAAAGAAGCGGAGCGCAAAGCATACCGCGCTGCGTACACCAAGGCTGAACGCACTTTTAGCCAAGGTAAAAACAACATTGTTAACCAGCTTGAACAGGCCAGCCAGCCGCTGGACGAAGGTGAGTTTGCAAACGAAGATGCGTTTGAACAAGCGCAGGAAGATAAGCGAGCCGAAAAAGCCGATGCAATTAAGCGCTTGATTGAAGTAGAAAGCCAGTTCCGTGGCTCTGCGCTTGGCAAACGTGCCAAAGCTTTGCTTGCTGACCGCACCAAGATTACTGAAGATGAGTTAGCCAAGGTCAAGCGCGGTATTGAGATTCGTAAGAAAACCGACCTCAACGATTTGCGTGGCGTGTCAGAAAAAGGCGCGAGTATTCTGGCCAACCGTGGGTCTACGGGCACTGCCGATCCCGGGTTTAGTAAAGCCAAGAACGGCGCGCAGGCACTTACATACATCATTAACACCACAAAGAATCCGTTCCAAAAGTTTTTGGCTCAACGCCTGCGTTCTTTTGTTGGTAACGTAAACTTTGTTGTGGTCGAGCAAGGTGACCCCCTTCCACAGCAGTTGCAAGACAGCCTCGAAGATTGGGAAGATGCGCGGGGCGTATTCTTTGCTGGCACAAGAACCAGTAAACCGACTATTTATGTGCGTGGCGCTAGCTTTGGGGAAGACCAAGGCGTAAACAACATCACCGTCCTGCACGAGCTACTGCACGCCGCAACAAACGCAAAGATCAATCTGGGGATGATTGCAAGGGCCCGTGGGGTCTCTATGGATGCGGCGCTGACTCGATTCATCGGCGACTTAACTTCTCTGATGGAAAACGCAAAGATCAACTATGAGCGCATGCGTGCCTTGGGGTTGCTGTCTCCTGAGATGCGAGTGCTCGTTGAGTCCATGGGTGAAGTAGACCCACAAACCGGGGAAGTCACCTCCGATATTTTTGAGCTCCCCCAAGAGTTCTTGGCCTACGGCATGAGCGATGAGAATTTCCAAGACTTCTTGGACAGCATCGAGGGCGTGACAAAAGAAGAATCCGGTTGGAGTCGTTTCACCCGCATGATTGCTAACCTATTCGGTTTGGGCAGGGGCAATTACACTTTGTTATCTGACTTGATGCACGTGACCGACAGCATCCTCACTTCTCGCAAAACGAAAGAAATGCGGGGGATCGAAAAGGACATGGCGTCGGAAGAGGAAATCTTTAAACAAGCCAAGAAGGTGCGTCAGAAGAAGCAGAAGGTGGATGCGCTTACCGTTAAGTTGCAGAAGTCCAATCTCGCCGACAGCATCCGCAACGAGACCATCACCGACTTGACCAAGTTGCGTGACCAGAACGAGTTTGTCGATGTGATGGTGTCGGGCTGGAAGTCCTTCACCCTCAAGTCTTTGCAGCAGTTGCTCCCAGCGTTGCAAACAGAAACCATTGTGGCTTGGGCTGATCGCCTCGGTATCAAGGGCATCACAGAGGCATGGCAAGGTATCAGTGACATGAGCGCGATGCGTAACAAGCGCACGAACGCCATGATTAAGGTCGCCGACCGACTCCAAGAGTTGGCTTCTAAAGATGCGGACCAATACCAGAAGCTGGCCAACGTGATGCACGCCACCACGTTGTCGTCCTACGACCCAAGCACTGCCACTACTCCTAACCCACGACTCGACAAGTTGTGGAACGGCCTGACTGATACAAGCAAGCAGTTGTACACCGAGGTGCGTGACTTCTATAAACAGAATCACGAGCTGTATCACATGCTGCTGGAAGAGCAGATTAATCAGTCGAAGCTACCAAAAGAAGCCAAAGTTCGACTCATGGCGTCGATCAGAAAGATGTACGAAGAAGGTAAGAAGCTGTATCCGTACTTCCCACTGATGCGCTACGGTCAGTACTGGGCTCGCGTCGGCAAAGGCAAGAGCGGTGAATTCCAAATGTTTGAGAGCGCTTTCGACCGAGAGCGTTTCTTGCGCGCCCGCGTGCGTCAACTCAATGAGTCTGGAGATACACGCACCCTTGAAAAGATGATTGAAGACGGAGACATTGACTCCGGTAACGATTTGACCAACGCCCGCAAACAAGACATGGATGCGAGCGCCATGCTCAAGGAAATCTTTGAGACCATTGACTCCGGCTCCAGAAGTTCTTCTATTGTGGATGACTTTGGAAACGTTGTTGGGGACAAAATCATTGGAGATGCTGACAAGCTCAAGGACGAGATTTATCAGTTGTACCTGCACACGCTCCCAGAGCGCAGCTTCCGCCGCAAGTACATGCACCGTCAAGGTAAGGCTGGTTTTGGTGGCGACATTCACCGCAACTTCGTGGTGTCTGGTACAGACTCGGCTAGCCAGTTGGCTCGCTTGAAATACGGCCCACGCATCATGAACCAGATTGAGCGTGCGCAATCTTCGTTGCAAGGCAACCCCGACAAGGCACGTTTGGGTGAGTTCGTCACCGAAATGCGTATTCGCACAGAGCAACAAGTTCGCCCTGACCCAGAAAGCAGCATTGGTTTTGCAGCTTCCAACTTGATTAACAAGTCGGCGTTCTTGTGGCTGATGACTTCGATCAAGACCATGGTGTCTCAGTTCACAGCTATCCCTATCTTCGTAGCTCCTGTGCTGTCGTCCAAACACGGCATGGTCAAGACTGCTGCGGCTCTGGGTAAGTCACTGAACATCTTCAACGGTTTGGGCATCACCGACAAAGATGGCAAAGTTATGATGCCGACTATGTCCAACCTGACAAGTTTGACCGCTGACGAGAAGCGCGCTGCGCAATACATGCTCGACCATGGCATCAGCGAAACCACACTGGCCTACGACTTGGGCAACCGTCGCAACGAAGCAACTGCTCTCAACCAGAGCACAGCGCGTAAGGTTCTCCGTGGTACCGGCAACGCTATGACTGCGTTGTTCCACCATGCCGAGCGCATGATTCGTGAGCTGACGTTCATGACTTCGTATCGCTTGAATAGAGAAAAAGGCAAGACGCACGAGCAAGCCCTGCGTTTAGCCGAGCAAGAAAGCCACGAGGCGTTGGGTAACTATCACGCTTCAAACCGCCCACGTGGTTTGCTGGCGGACCAAGAACATAGAGTGCTGTTGGATGCGCACAAGCCGTTGGGCCGTTCGTTGTTCCAGTTCAAGATGTTCCCTGCGTTTGTGACTACTTACTTCATGCGTAACTTCTACCGTGCCATTTCGTTGGAGTCGGACCGACAAGTTCGTAAAGAAGCCGCACAGCAGCTCATCGGCTCGCTCATGATGTCTTACGCACTGGCTGGCATGGTTGGTATCCCCGGTATTAGTTTTGCTATGGGTATCGCACAAGGCATCTTGAATGGTTTGCGTGGTGACGATGAGGACGATCCGTTGGAAGGCCGCGACTTGGAGTTCTGGTTCCGCAACATCTGGCTGCCTAAGACTTTCGGTAATGTGAAGGTCGGCGACCACACGCTCGATGAACTGCTTGACCGTGGCTTAATTGCCGCGCTAACCGGCTACGACATTAGCAGCAGCTTGTCGATGAACAACATGTGGTTCCCCGAAGTAAAAGAAGGCGCTACTGCTTCTGCGGAAGTGCAAGACTACTTCATGTCTTTGGTCGGCCCCGGTGCATCGCTGTTTGTCAAACAAATTCCCAAGGCGGTGGACTACTTCAACCAAGGCAAGATTTTCCAAGGTATGGAGACTCTGATGCCTGCTATCTTCCGTGCGCCGATGACTGCGACACGCTACGGTATAGAAGGTGCAACCACTACTTCTGGTGCGATCATCAAGGACAAGGATGAGTTCACTCAAGGCCAGCTCATTGCGCAGTCACTGGGCTTTGCAACCGAAGGGCTCCAAGCACGACGCGAGGCTATCTTCAAACTCCAAGGCGAGGTATTGAAAGTTAAGCGTGAGCGCACCTCCCTGCTTGACCGCCTAGAGTTGGAGATGGACAAGGGCAGTGACGAAGACGTGGGCAAAGCGTTTGAGAACATCTTCAAGTTCAACTCAAAGAACCCCATTAACTCTATCAGTGGCGATGACATGTCGGCTTCGCTGAAGAAACAAATGGAGCGCAAGATCAAGTCTGATCGTGGCTTCCCCATCGACAAGAAGTTCTATCCGCAGCTCATCGAAATCCTTGAGCCGAGCTCCAAGAAGCTGGAACGCGAAGCACAGACAGCAAAGGAATAAAAAATGCCCCGCACTAGGCGGGGCATAAAGTCTCAGAGGAGAACCATGAAACAACCGTGGTTAGTTTATGTCATTCCCTCCAGACGCGCAATCCTTTGATGCCATCTTCGATGGTCACCTTGGTTAGAACTTTGATCTTCAGTCGCCGACAAACTCGGGCTAACTCCTTCCGTGCTGCCTCGTGGTCAATGCAGGGTACAAAAAAGGAGTAGCCGCGCCGGAACTTAGCCCAGTTAATTCGGTACGTCACCGTCTCGATCTGCATCGGCTTCGGGCTCCACAGGGACGAGGTTGTCAAAGTTCTTCGTGTTGAAGTGCAGGGCACGCACGGCGGGGGAGTTCATCTTCATGCCCTTAGACATGCGCTTGTTGATGGTGTCGATGAAGATACCCTCGTTGTGCAGTTGTTTGAGCGCGTCGCGGTAGTGGATTTGATACTTGACGCAGTACTCTTTGAACGCCTTGGCTGTGACGAACAGATCGCAGGTATCGGGCTCGAAGCGCAGCAACAACTCACCCTTGGGTTCGGTCAGAGGCAGGGCTTCCATATTCGTGCGTGCATCCGCAACACCATTAACCACCAAAGCGTTGACCATGTGGCTGTTGATGAAGTCGCCGAGCATAGACACAGGGCTGCTCTGGGGTGGGGTCACCTCTTCGCGCATCTCGCCGAGCATGCCGATCAACCAATCGTAGACTGCTTTCATGTCGTAGTCGTGCAAGCCGAGGCTCTTGGCAATCAAACCACCGGCGATATTGCAAGCGGCGATAGCTGACCAGAAGCGCTCCCGTGCGGTGAACTGCACCTGCTTGTCGATCTTGGCTTGGATTTGGCGCAACAGGCCTACGGCCTCTTCCAAGTTGTTGACGAGCCACTCGGCGTAAATGTCACCAGCGTGCCCGTAGTTCTCCATCATCTGATGGTCGAACATCTGCTTACCTTCTTCCACGCTGATCGCTGTGCTGGGCTCAATCTTGTACTCAAGCAGACGCATGGATTCGCCGTCGGGTGAGTTCTTTGCCGAGCCAAGTTTCTCGTAGAAGCTGGCGTTGGATGAGGCCAAGGTCATGTTGTTCCACTTGGTGTGGTTGGCACGCAGCTCGTTGCTGTGCGACTTGACTCGGTCTTTGCCCCGCCCTTGGGAGATGCTGTACGCCAAGTCTGAGAACTCCATGGCGCTCGTGTTGGTGATCTCGTCGATTGTGTTGGGCAAGTTGTTGTGGATGCCGAGGCGCATCATCTTTGCGTTGAGCGTGTCCTTCCACATGGACGACAACTCTTTGGGGTGGCCCCATACGCTGTTACACATAAACAGTGCCGTTGACTTACCCGAGCCCGACGACTTGTGAATGACGTTGATGATCGCGCCACTCAAGCCAGTGAACTTCAACAGAGGCGAACCAAATGCTGTCAGTGCGGCAAACGCATTGGGCTCCAGACCCTCACGGGCGTACATGTTGAACACTTCTTTCCACTTATCGAACGAGCCAGTCGGCACCATCTTCTCGGCGAATGACTGCGTGTGGCTTGAGGGCGGGCTATAGAACACCCCGTCCTTTGTGATTTCTCTGTCGCCGACAATGAACTTGCTGTCGTTGTCTACCCATCCAAACTGTGTTCTCATAACTTCTGCCTTCCTCACATATTGCAGGTTCTTCATAAAAGCCACGACGAACATCGCCAGCAGCTCATGTTGTTTTTGTGTCGCCATCACACCATGGTGTGACAGTTGCTTGCGCAGCTCATCTTTCGTAGATATGGACGTCGCCGGAATTGCAAACTCCTTGACTCCGTCGTGTGGCAGGTGCAGTCTGAACAACGCAATCTCACCCAGCTCGGGGTCTTTCATGCGCTTGACTACATACAGGTCATGCTCGTACACCAACGCTGGTTCGTCCTCGTCGCTCTCTGACTTGCGCCAAATACCGCCCTTGGCGCCGCGGAAAAAAGGAAACGGATACTCTGGAATACGGTAGCGATTAGTGTCCGCCATGAATTCCGCATCTTCGCCTTCAGTCGGCTCAACCTCAACCACGTACTCACCGTCTTCCACCTCAGCCTGCGCAATCTCGATGCCGAGCACGATGGGCGACTTGATCTTGCCTTTGTGTTGGCAGCCAGCGCACCCGCTTGGGTACAGCTTCTCGAACGTGGCGCAGTGGTGCGGCCCTGCGTTTGCAATCAGCTCGGTTACCTTCTTATCAACCTCGGCTGGGTTGTAGTCTGGGTGCTGGCTTGACATCATATGCGCCGCTTTGTCTTTGTCCACGCAGAACGCAGCAATCGACAGGGCTGAACGCCACAGGGGTTCCTCGATAGAGTCTTGGTTTTGGTAGCAGTAGTTGAGTTGCTGGCAACCGTTCTCCGCCTTAATCATGATGTTCTTGAACCGCTTCACCTTGTTTTGCATCAAGGCTTCCATCATTGGGCTGATGGTCGGCAAGAAATCAGGCAGCTCATCGACTGGGTCGGGTGCGCCGAGTAGCTCTTTCCACTGGTCGTAGGTCAGGACTTGCGTGTGCTCGTTGAGCACAGTCACTTCCATCGGTTCTTCTTTTTTGAAGTTGTATGTTCCGGGCACTCGCAATACGCGAGAAGCTTCAAACACAGAGGCGTCAACAATCAACCCGTTTTCAACGCACAACTCACGCAGTCGGCTCGACAGCGGTTGCCAATCACGCCGATCAATGGTCGCATCCAACAGCCAGTATGCGTGCACACCGTAGCCAGAACTAACCAAGATGGGGCGGGGCAGACCCACCGTTTTGCAAAATGTTTTTAGCGCGTCTAGGCCGAGTTGCTGTGTCAGGTATCCAGCAATCTTGCCTTTTTCATCGGGAACTCCCTTGGTCGGGCCACAGTCAATGTCCATCCACAGTGCTTTGAAGAACTGTGCGTTGTCGTGCTTACGGTTGTTAAGTGGGCCGAACTTGGCGCACCCGAAATACACGTCAAACTTGTTGGCAACTAAGTGCTCGATTTGGGCTTGTGCTTCTTCTCTTGTGTCGTAAAACTTTTGGTCCGGATACTTCCCATAGCCAAACACGCAATACCGTCCCTCGGGGGGCAGCACGGTGTCGAGTAAGTCAAAGTTGGACATGTCTGTTTCTTTTGGAGACGGCAAAGCTGGGGGCCGAAGCCCCCGTCAATGCACGGATTTATTTTCGTTTCTTGAGGCGAGGAATCAGACGCTCGATCTGTTCGCAGTGGGACCGGCTTGGGGTAGTGGTACCCCAGAACCAGTTGTAAATTGTTGCCCGACTAACATCAAGTCGCCGAGCAATAACGTCCACAGGAATTTCGAGTTCGATGCACTTGCGCCCAAGGAGTACGCCCCACGACTCATTAGAAGCCGCTTTGTTGGCCTCGACGAGTCGGTGGCTGTATCCGTAGCTCATGCTTACTCCTCGTCAGACCAAGCTTTGACCACGTCGTCCAAACCCTTCTTGGCAGTTGGGGTTGGCTTCTCAGCCTTTGTGCTTTCGCGCTTGGTCGGCTCGGCCACTGCTTCTTCCGCTTTAGGTGCGGCAGCAGGTGCAGCGAGTGCTTGTTGTTTACCAGCCATGTCAGCTTGGTATGGAGTCATGGTCACCAGCTTTTGGGTTTCTGGCTTTTTAGCGGCTTCGCTTGTCACCGCGTACTCTTGCTTGTTGATGAAACGCGCAGGTGTAAACAAAACAGACTGGTTGTCGTTGTTCTCGTTGAAGCTCAATGTGGTCACCACATAGTCCAAGCTCTTACCGTTGTTGGCCAAGTACTTGGTGTAGTTTTCAAAGGTGTGCGAGTTGTCGCCGACGCCTTCACCGAACAATGACTTCGATGCCAAGTTCAACTGATAGACTTCGCCTTCCAAAGAAGTACCAAAATCTTCCACCAAGTTCACAGCGATGCGGCGTGAGTAGCGGCAAGCCTTCGAGGTACCTTGGCCAGAGCCTTTGATGTTCTGTGCGCATGTGTCGCAACGGCTAGCTTGGGGTGCGCTAGCACCAGCATCAGGAGACACGCCATCGTTAGAGAAGCAGTCGGGTGCGCTTGGGTCGGCATCGGGTGTCCATGCCTTCGCGTAGAAGATACGACCGACTTTAGGTGATGCGTTCACAATCACCACATCAAGGTTGCCCTTGACTTTACCCATCTCTTCACCGCCGACCATCTTGCGGAAGATGCCGTTCTTAGGGACGATGCGCTTGGCACCAGTCTTGCCAGCGAGGGCTTTGGTTAATTCACTGACGCCAGCAGTTTGCAGGAAGTCGGGCAGGTCTTGGTTCAAAAGTGCGATGTTACTCATTTAGTTTCTCCGTTTAAATTGCAATCCATTCACCCTTGTGGATGACATACTGTGTATCAAGTTCCCAGTCACACCACGTTATGATGTGCACGACGTGAGGAAAAGCGTTCTTAAAGAACTCAATAGTTCCCTTCATATCTGTGCAGTTGCCAATAGGCACATATACGTGGCCCGTGTGTTTTTCGTAGTCGTATTTGACGGTTTCAACCGCGCATCCAAATAGGTCACTCATTTCATTTCTCCAGTTATTTAGCACGTCTAACGACGATGGTGTATTCGTTTTCAACATTCAAGCCCATGGGCATGACGTCGGGGTTCTCGTGAAGGAAGTCCTTCATGTTGGTTTGGTGCAGTCGCTTCTCAAGTAAGCCGAACGCGTCGTGCTCTTTGATGAAGGTGTACATAGAATCCCAATCGCCCGTCCAGTACTTTGACTTGACCGAACGAATGATCGTCCCATGTGGTGTCTTGATGCTGTCGGCGCCGAGCTCTTTGCATGATTCCAGCATTTGCTCTGCAAGCATCTTCTGTTGCTCTTCGAGGTCTTTGTCTTCGTTCTCAAACTCGCGCTTGAGTTCCGAGCGTTTGTCTCGAATCTTCAGATAAATCGACGTCAGCCGATCTAGGTCTGGCCGTTCGGCCACTTCATTTTCTTCACTCATCTAACTCTCCGTTGGTTAAAGGGAAACCGACTATATCACAACTTTAGACATTGTCAACATCTACAGAAGAAATTTCTTGTCGGTACAAATCAATGATTTGTTGGTGGTTGGATACGTTCCCCCGAAGCATCGCATAGGCGCGGCGTTCGGTTTGGCTCCCACAGATGTGCACGATGGTCATGGGGTTGACCTGACCGGGACGGTCAAT